CGAGCTTCACTTGCGTTATAAGCAGAACCTAAAAAAATTGCACTTGCGATCCAAATAGGCATGATTAACCTCCAATTAAAACTTCATCAATTTTGCTTATGTCTGTCTCATCAGTTGCATGAATACAGAACCAAGCGCTATCTTCGTGAGCAGTTATCTTGTGATGCTTCCCTGCCAAGATATTTATGCACGTTGGTGCCGTGTATTCTGTTTCAACCCCTTGGATCTCGACAGTTACACGGCCCTTGGCCAATATGCTTAAATGGTCATAGGTGTGAGCATGACTCACTGCAAAGTGGTCAGCAGGCAACATCATCTGTTTGGCATACAAACCAGAAGAGAAGTGGTGGATCACACCCAGATCAATTTCAATCATATGCAAAGGATTCTATTGGGTTTTGTACTAAACGCAACTCTGTATATCACTCCGATATGCTCACGCAAATACGTCAAATTCCGTATTGGCGTTTGACTGACCCATTGGCCTGCCGCCAAGCTGGTGGGTCCGGGTCATCCGGTTGTACTCACCACCACCCAGCATCAGGTATCCAAAGCTATCACCAATGTGCGAGTGCTCGTTCTTGTTTGGCGCGTCCCGGAACCGCTCCTGCCCGGCACCAACCGCTATACGCTTGAAGTGGTAGCCCCCGGCCAGAGACTTTCTCAGCAGCTTGCACTCCCGGTTGACAATAAGACCGGGCTTGCCGTTGATCAGCCGTTGCATGGGCGCTGCCGAGGCTTCCCGGCGCACCTTAAAGTCATTGCTGGCCGTAGGCTGGGCTCTCAGGCCCAGTGTCTTCAGGTAATCAAAGGCGGTCACCTCGTAGATGGCATCTCTGGCCATACCAGCCGGGTCACCCCAGATCATTACTTGGTGGTTTGGGTACCGTTGGTTGAGCTCGGCCAGCAGCTGGGTGCCAAAGCGCTCCAGTCCCATGTCAAAGGTGACGATTTCCTGATGTATCACCCACCTGCCGTTGGGTAAACGCTGGCCAATCGTGGCCGCAGGGGTCAATCCAAAGTCCAGCCCCACCTGAATTGGCGTGTTGGGGTCAATATCGGTGTCGCCAGACATGGTTGAGTCCTCATATTCTGGCCAAACTGGCCTGCCCTCCTGCACGTAGGTGTACTCACCCCCGGCGTAGCAGCGGATCCAGTCCAAATTTTTGCCCATCAGCATTTGCTGGTAGTAGCCGCCCGGCAGGTTGTGGATATTTTCAGCCTTGGGGTTGACTTTCCACCACTTACCAGACGCAAGGACATGATCGTTGGCCTCTGGCATGTCTGGCAGGTCCTCGACATCCACCGGGACCACGCCGCCGGGCTGCTTAAAGAACTTCCAAGCGTATGGCCCGGTCATCTTTTCCTTTTCAGCCATCCGGTGCCACCAGTGGTCATCATCCATCGGGTTGGTATCCATCCAGATACCGTGCCACGTAGCCCCACCGTCCCGCTTGGTAGGGTAGCGGCCAACCCGGTGGGTCAATCCATCAATCACAGCCTTGGGCAGCTCACGCGCCTCGTTAACCCAAGCCCCAGTGAGCTCAAGGGACAGCAGCTTGCGAACGTCCTTGGGCTGATCAAGCGCCAAAAAGATCACTTCGCAGTCAATCCCTGCCGCGTCACCCCGGGCAGGCAGCCGGATGTGGTGGGTAATAGGCGGTGTCCACAGCATGGGCCCAAAGGTAGCCTCCGGGAACAGGTCCAGCCATGTCTTAATGGTGGTTGTCTTCAGCATGGGGTAGCTGTTTCGGACAATAGCCCAGCGCGTGTACCTGATGTTGTCGATGGCCGATGGCTTCTGCTGCACGGCCTTGATAAAGATCTTGGCCGCACACCCATAGCTCTTGCCGGACCCCACCGGGCCCATGATGCCCTGCACAAAGTTCTTTGACTGAATGAAGTCATAGATGACAGGCGAGTCGCTGAAGTCGAGGTTTAACCCGGCAACAGGCACGCTCTTGTCTGACTGCTCTTTGGTTCTGGACATGTTAGTCTTTCGGTTCTAGTGGCCGTGGCGGCACCACGTTGATGTCAATCACACTCGGTTTATCGTTGTCATCGGGGCTGTCTAGCAGTCCACTGGCTTTGGCCAGCAGGCGCAACACCCCAACCTTGTCGTACAGCTCAATGTCCAGCGTGGAGAAGGCGTTACCGTCTGCGTCCTTGCGGGTGTTGACCTTGACCGACTTGATCGCATGCAGCGCGTGCTCGGGTATATCGTGGCTGGCCTTGACCTTCACGTTGCCTTGGTCATCCCAAGTCATGATGTCGGTCAGCTTAGTGTTGGCCATAGAAAGCAGCGCGTAAGCCACCGCCTCCTTGTTGGCCACCAAGGTAGTGCTGCGGTCCAGCCTGCGCTGGACAGACCGAACCCCACCCCAGTTGGTCAGGGGAGGGATCACCGCAGACGGTTTAGGCTGTCTTGTTGCCATTACGCGCCCTTACCATCATCATGGCATCTGCCATACCGTATGCCATCTCCGCAACCATGACCGCATCTACTGATGGTTCATTAAGTTCTTCATCTATGCATAAATCAAATTCCTCCTCGCAATCTAATTCAAAAACACTTTGAAGATGGGAACACGCAAATGGTATTGTTTTAGCGGCAAAATAGTCGCGCAGGGTCATGTCTTTTATTTTGTTGTTCATGGTGCACCTCTAAAAAGGAATGTCATCATCTGACAACTCAAGCGGAGCGGGTGCCTGCCGGACCGGGGCTGGGTAGGATGGCTGGCCATAGCCACCAGAAGGCGCTGGCTGGCCCTGCTGCTGTACAAGGTCACCAATGCTCAGTGATATCCACTTAGCCCCAGCTGCGGTGGCTTTAGTCCACCCACTGATCCACCTGACCTCACCGTTGGGCAGCATGACCTTGCCCTTGAGGCCGGGGTGGCGCTCTTCGGTCTTGTTGTCATTCTTAAACAGGCTGCCTTGGCCAGCTCTCATCTCGTATGGTTTGCCGTATGTCATCTCAGTTTCCTTTAGGTTGATTATCGTTTAGGTTGAAAAAGTAGGGAAAATTTCTGGGGGACCCCCGATACGTACACGGAGGGGCGGGGGGGCAAGGGGTCGCTTTTTGAACAGACCATGGACGTACCTTTGATACCCCACGTGATGGCACTCCTACTATATGTAGGGCCGCCTCAAGGCAGACACCCCTCTGTACAGAACCCATACGTTGGTATGGCAATTTGACACGGTTGATACAAGGGCCTACAGCAGGCTTTAGGGTATGTTGGCTACCCATGTACCACCCATGTCCAGATCGTGGCTTGTAGGTGCCATCCTGTGCGTTTAAATGGCATTGGATCATGACGCATCTGCCTGCAACTGCCTGATCCCTGCCATCAAGGTCGCGGATGTGGGTGTGATGCCCTCGCTCTGGTACAGCGGTAGCAGTGTCTCTAGACCTTGCTCAATTGCTTCAACTTCAATTCCTTCTTGAATTAGACTTTCAACTTCAAAGTTGTTTAGAACTGTATTTAGATTAATCTTATTAATAACTAACTCCTTATAACTGTGTTCCCCCCGTTCTGTACAACCTTGTATGGTTGTGCCACCAACGTCATTTGGTTGTGCGAGAGGAAAGTTATCCACAGGCTGTGGTTGTGGCTTTGGTACAACCTTCAGAGGTTGTGCGTGAGTGCCCTTGGGTCTGCTCTTCTGGGTTAGTGCCTTCATCTCCTTGACTGTTCTAGTTGCGTCATGCTTTGGCATGGTGTTGATCCTCGTTGGTTGTTGCTTGAGTGCTTTGCTGATTGCTTGGGCGACTCTGCGTTGGCCCTCTCTGTCTACCTCTTCCTGCTCTCTCATCTGCTGCTCCTTCATGTATGGTGGGCGGTTGTCCTCGATGGCGCTGGTGATGCTGACTGCATCCTCTGCACTCACTGATGGGTCGTATATCACTCTCCAAGTAGTGTGCGAGTAGCCCGGCACAGGCCGCTTGAGAACCTCTATGTACTTGGCCTTGGTCAACTTAACCAAGTGCTTACTGATGGCCTGCTGGGTCACTCCTAGCTTGTCTGCGAGTGCCTTCTGGCTCACCCATGTAATGCCAGACCTGTTCGCATAGCTGCAGATCAGGACCAGAGCCCTCATCATGCCCAGTGTGAGCGTGCTGTCGGTGCACGCACGGATCGGGATCACGGCCAGCCTGCGTTGGTCTGGCAGCGCTTCCTTCTCAATGATGCGCGGCTTCTTTGGCAGCGCAAAGGCAACTGGTTCAAGCATGGCGTTCATCTCACGCCTTGCAACACTTTGTCTAAAGTAAATGGTGCATGCTTCCTAACATCAGAGATGTTGCCGTTAAGCTCTGGCTTGAGTACGTGTATGTAGAGTGACTCCAAGTTATCAAGTAAGCCCTTGTCGCAGGCTACAAAGGCAAACCGATCAAAGTCTTTGTCTTGGTGCTGGGCGATCCTAGAGTAAACATTCACTGACTGGCCAACATAGACAACCTTATCGCCCTTAACTAGAAAGTAAACACCTGTGGCTTGCTTCCATTTGGATGCAGAGTCCACAATTTCCTGCTCCGATAGCAGTGTTTTGTTTGTCAGTTCTACAGCTCTTTTGCTTAACAGTTCCATCCTTTCCAAGCGATCACGGTTCTCTTCAAGAACGCGAATGTTGTCGTACAGGCCATCCCTATAGATGATTGCGTTGGCTCTCAGGCGATCAGATTCCTCTTTGTTGCGGCGGCGTGTGGCGTGAGCTTTTAAGGCTATTGCCTTTCTCTCTTCTGCCGTTTTGTTTTGCATGTGGTGTGTTGCGTTAAACATGACATTCATCCTTTGCTATTTTTCTCATGTGTTGCCTGACTCTCTGTTCTGCCCCAGCCCCATAGCGCTTCTCCACAGCTGCAAGGTGCCTGTCCACCAGCGCCTTGTCCTTGATCACAGCCCATGTGGCCAGCAGCTCGCGTGCTACAGCCATCTCCAAGATAGTCCGGTCTGGCTCTACTGGGCCTTTGTGCTTTGGGTACCATGGCTTCCACTCACGCTTTAGCATTGGCAACCTTACGGTTAACCTTCAAGATGACCTGCTCGTTGGTGGTGAACCTGTGGCCATTGGCACACTCATAGCGCCTGTAGGTGCTGTTGTCCGGGCGCTGGCGTGTCTCCAAGACTTGGGTCCAAGTCCTGCATGTGGGGCAGATCATCTTATTCACGGTCCTTCAGGATCTCTTCATTGAGATCGTATGCAAGTTTTCTTACCTCGGCCAGCAGCTCACGCAGGTCTGCTACGTTGTCCATCTCGATCTCCAGCGCTTCCTTGAGCACGGCGATCCGATGGTTGAGCTGCCGGATCTCTCCGTTAGCCTCTTGGGTGTCAAGCACGGTGCCATCATCGGCTCGGAATAGCTTGACGTAGCTGATCATCATGTTGGGTAGCCCCGGCTTTTGATGGCCATTGCATCCAGTGCGCCGGATCTTACTGGGTCATGCTTTGGCCCGGTGTAGAGCTGGCCATCCTTCATGTGGTTGAAGGTGCGGGGCTGGGCCATGTCAGCCGTGCGTACTATTGGCACGTAGACAGCGCTTTGCCCATAGCGGTAAGTGGTCTTCTCAGGCCGTGCAAACTCGCCTAAAGTGGCTTGACGGTTTACCCGCATGAGGTTTGGATTTCCTGCTGCTAGTTTCATTCTGTTGTCTCCTGCTTGGCCAACCGAGCCTCTAAACGCTTGATCCGGGCTGCGTTGTACGCCACTATGGCCGCGTGGTACTCCTGCGAGCTCTCATGCCGTAGCTTGTTGCGCTGTGCGTGCACCAGCTCCTCGTTGATCAGCTCAAGTGGTGTTGGCATGACCCAGTGAGTCATAAGCCATTGCCATGCTTGTTTTACGTGGTTCATTTAAAAATACTCCTTGCCAAAACTGTCTTAGTGGGTTCGCACTGGGTTGTCTGCGCCTTGCTATCAGTGAAGTAGCCAATCGCAAAACAGATGGCGGCAAACACCCCAACGCACTTTAGGAACGTCATCAAGTTGTCCCAAAACCGCTCAAACACGGTAGGGGTTTCTTCGTCTTCAACCAGTTGAATTTTTATCTTGCTCATAGTGTCTCCAATGCACAGTGCAGCAGCGCCAGAGCGTCTGCCTCGTTATCGTCGGTTACTGGGTGACCACGCAGCTGCATGGCCTCGATCATCTGGTCTTTGCCAGCGTTACCCTTCCCTGTTGCATGCTTCTTGATGGTGCCCACTGGCACGCCTTGGTATGGGATCTTGTGGTGCTCACACCACGCAGTGAGAGTGGCCATCAAGCCGCCATACACATGAGCTGAGTCAGTGCTGGCGTGCCTGCGTACCTCTTCAAAGTACACGGCATTGATCTCGCCACCCATGGTGCCTTTGAGCTCAGTCAGCCATTGTTTGAAACGCAGGTAACGCATGCCGCCACCCTCGTACCTGCCGGGCTTGAAGCTGACCCAGCCGTGGGCTATGTTGTTGTCCAGTGGCCTGCATGCCCAGCCAGTGGTGGTGCCAAGGTCTAATGCCAAGACGGTATCAGTCATTGGTCACCACCCGGGACACAAACCGATCCAGCCGGGATTGCAGCCCACCGTAGCGCGGTGAGAGCTGGTCTCGCACAGATTGGTCAATCAAGGATGAGATGCTGCGCCGCTGGTCAACAGCTGCCTTGTCAAGCAGCTCGCGTGTGGCCGGGTGCAGGCGCATCAGGAAGGGTTTAAGTTTAGGTGTGGTCATGGGCTGCGAATATATCACGCCGATATAGC